ATACAGATGAGTTCTTCTTTACCTTATCAATGTCGTCTGCTGTGACTGGCTCTTTACGAACCATGCGTTTGATAGGAGCAACCAGATCAGGAACGCCAGCTTCCTGCATCCTACGAGCCACGCCAATCATATCGTCTACGCCGATAGCCCGCTCTTGGAACGCCATGCTCTGCAAGACTTCGCCGCCAACACCAGTTGTGTTTGGCTGACCTAGTATGCTCGCATACATACCCCGACGCTCACTGTCGAATACGTCGGCGTTCACATGCTTCATGTTATTAGGATCGAATGTGACAACCTCTCTCAGCTTCTCACCAAATCCTACGTCAGCGATGATACCTTCGTAGCCCTCTGACTTGAGGAACTGAGCCAGCTTCTTACGACCCATCAAGTCTTCCTCGTGGGTGCGTGATGCAAGAGGCTTGGAGTTAGGGTCTGTCATCTCAGCGGCAAGGCGGTGGTAGAAGTCGTCGCCATTCATACCCTCTGCATCAGTCATCATATCTGCCAGTGCGCGATGGCTGTTCGGTGATAGGTATCCCTTCTGCTGTGCGGCAGATAACAAGTGAGATATATCGTCCTTCGTTCCTGTGCCGTATGTGAAGAGGCTATCGCTAGTGAACCTGTAGTGGTTCTTGGTTCTCACAAACATCGGTAGAACGCCGCCCATTGTCTTGTTACCAGTTAGTCGGGCGAACGCTTCTTTGGTGTTTTCTAGGCGTGCGGTGAAGTCTGCAATGCGTGCCTGGCCTACTTCGTCGTCACTTGCCTTCCAGCTTTCTTCGTCTAGGAACCTCTGCTCCTCTTCCATTCTCTTGACCAGTGCTTCCGCGTCGGCTTTCTTGTCACCTTCTAGCTTCTCAATTACGTGTCTGTATGCGTCCAAGCGAGAGCCGTCCGCATATCCTTCAGCGTAATTAGGGTTGTTAGTAGTGTATGTGCCGCCGCCATACATGCCATCTTCAGATGGTCTGATGTATGCGTCAGGGTTTCTAGCCCTGTCGAACTCATCAATCACAGGTGTCCCGTGGTACATGATGTATTGGTTCAGGTCTTCATCAGGGCCAGCACCAAGGAACTCTCTTAGTAGTAGCTCCTTCTCACGGCTCAAGCTCTTGACGATATCTCTACCGTAAGCGGGTGCCAAAGATGCGCTGACGGTTGGGAACTGACGTTCATTAACAGCGTTCTTAACGGGGGTGGCGCGACGCTTCTTCGCAAACATATCACCATGATATGTCATCTGACGGTACATCTGGCGCATAGACTTGCGACCCAACATGCCGTTTAGGATGTATGATGTGAACTCATACAGCCGATCTGCAAGCTGTCCGAGGTAGCCCTTTACAGTTAAGTCTGCATAGTTACCGTCACCATAGCGGATATTGAAGATGTTGCCCTTTGCAACACGCTCAGTCATCCACTGACCCCAGCCCTCAACGAACCATTCTTCAGCTATGTCTGCTGTTGTGTAGCCCTCTACTCTACCGTACCGAGCCTTGATTTCTTTGGCGTTAGGGTCTCCCTTCTTCAGAGCTTCAGTGAAGCCCTGCTCCATGTGAGTTCTGTCCATGTCATCGAAGGTTGCGCGGCTAACCATGTGACCGATTTCGTGCATGATATCTGTTGGGTCACCTTTACCCTCGGTGACGCCAATAGCGAATGTACGGAACTGCTTACGCATATTGTTGAACGGTTCGCCAGCAAGCCTTGCTGTCTCTGCAAACGCGGCCTTTGATCCTGCTGGGACTGGCTCACCAGCCAGCTTGTACAGGTCTTCAGTGGTCATAAACGTAGTGTTATTCTCAACCAAGTCGGTAGCTGTACGCCCCATCAGGTTGAGCATACGATAGAGCATAGTACGAGCGTTGTACTCGACTTGCTTATCACGGTGCGTAATCTTGGTGAGAACCTCTTTAATGGTAGGGGGAGCATCACCTGGTACACCGTTACTGCTGTCTACACTGCCACGCTGTACGGCCTCGACATCCAACGCACGACCAACAACGCTGGACTTAACTGGTATTGGTGTCTCAGTCTTATTGGCTAGGTAGCTAATAGCTGTCTGGGCTTTGTCGTAATCCCCAGCCGCCATGGCTTCGTCGTAGACTTTACGGGCATCTGGGATAGACTTGATCTGTGACAGCGTTGCTTTCTGAGCGTCTGTCAGTTCATTGAATGGCAGGGTGTAAGGGCCAGCTTGCATACGAGTGAAGACTTCCTGCTTCATCTCTTTTACTTCTGGTGTGTTCTCGCCAACTTCCCTGATCTTTGCCAACAACTCGTTGGTAGTCATACCTTTCGGTGATGAGCTTACAACAGGGTCTAGTGTCTCTGTCGGTGCAGAGCCAAACACTTCGTCGCCACCTTGCATGATGCTTTCAAGCAGGGCTTGAGCGAGACGCTCGTTCTTTTTAGATACAGCCTTTGCGAACTTCGCAGACTTGGTGTTGCCAGCCTTATAGACAGAACCAGTCTTGTCTATGTTCGGAGCCATAGTCCCAGTCTTATTGAAGTTGCGGTTGAACATGTTTACGAACTCGTCGAGACCGCCATCCAGAGCTACGATCATGTCGTTTGCTTGCTGTACTAGGTAGCTCTCAACTACTTCGTCTGCGCCTTTACGCCCCATCATCTCTTGAATGATGTTGGCGTCACGCTCAAACATGCTCTGAAGATCGCCGCTTGTTGCGCCGAACTCTGCTGGTGACATGTATGCCATGGCCTCTTCTGACATTGACAGAAGATCGCCGCCCTCTTGTGTTTCAATCAGGCGTTGGAGTTCAGCCGCACGTTGAGCTTCCGTAGCATCAACCTTATCGAAGCTGTCTAGTGCATTTACAAGACGCTCATCCTGCAATGTTCTCATGGTCTTGAATGACTGTGAGAGCATACGACCACGAGCGATACGTGCGTCCATATACATGAACGGCTTAACCTTCTTACCGTTTGGTAGAGTTATCTCAGGCTTGTTGGCATAAACAGGCCGACCTTTGCTGTCGTAGCTGTCTAGTGCTGTAACCCTCTTACCACCTTGGATGGCGTTTCCTGACGCATCCTTGCGGCTTCTATGGGTCTTCTCACCTGGCTTGCCGCCATACATACCGTAGATTTTACGTGATGTTCTCTCAAGTATGTCAGCCAGTAACGCGGTGTCGTGTCCTGCCGCCCCACCCATACGGAGAGCTTCTTCCAACTCAATCTGCATTTCACGCAGATCAACAAGTTGCTGTGTCGCCAACCTGATTGGAGCTTCCGATCCGTTGGAGTTCACCGTTGCTTCTAGGTGCTTGAACTGGTTATGGATAGGCCGACCCGCTGACACAGAACCCTCTGCAATCTTCGGGTCTGGCATGATGCGGTCAAACATCTCAGCCATATCTGGATCAAGCTGTTCATCCAATCCGAGGATGCGACGAACAAGAGCTTCTGCCTTACGCCCTACGTCTTTGAACAGACGCTCAAGCAGACTGCCTGTTGCGCCCTTACGTCTATTGGCTACGTATATGGCAAACTGATTTGCGAAGAACTCAGAAGGACTACGTATCTCAGCATCGGTGGAGATTCCAGGTAACCGCTTCTTTAGCT